GAACTCGGGCGACCTGAACTCGGGCGACCTGAACTCGGGCGACCTGAACTCGGGCGACCGGAACTCGGGCGACCTGAACTCGGGCGACCTGAACTCGGGCGACCTGAACTCGGGCGACCGGAACTCGGGCGACCGGAACTCGGGCGACCGGAACTCGGGCGACCGGAACTCGGGCGACCGGAACTCGGGCGTATTCAATAAAACAAATTTTTCATCCGGGGTCTTCTGTTCCGTCGAACAGCCAGCGATGTTTTTCAACAAACCCGGCACCATGACCCTTCGCGAGTTCTTTGACACCGAAGCCTACGGCATCATCAATGAACACGATTTCCCGTTGACCGAGTGGGTTGATGAATCCCGCATGACTGACCAGCAGAAAACCGACAACCCGAAGTTCTTTGTCATGGGCGGGTACCTGAAGGTAAACTCCTACGAATATGCCTGCAAGGCGTGGTGGGATTCACTCTCATCCGACGAGCAGGATATCATCCAGCAGATCCCCGGCTTTGACAAGCAGGTCTTTTTCGAGGTCACCGGCATCCAGCTCTAATCCATGAAGGAAGGCTGCTACCTGCTACAAAGACAGAGACACCGCTTAAACGAGAAAAAGTACAGACAAATGATACGAGAGTCAATCAAGAAGAACGGGATCCGTCCCCTGGTGCTTCAAGCCGAGTTCCTTGAACATGACCCCAGCGGTGCTCGCTCAACCATCTATGGCCTTAATAACTATGACATGGCCTTTCTGATCAACCTGGAAGTATCCACCCTTCAAAAGAGGCTCATCCGGAATAATTAAACCAAACCTTCCCGGAACAGGCGCGATGCCGCAGGATCGAATCCTCGCTCCGGGAACCACCACTAAAAACAAACATCATGGAAAACCAGAATGAAAACACGACAATTAACATCAATATCGATAAACTTATCGATAAGATAATCATCATTACTTCACCAGAAAATTCTGACAAGGAAATCAAATCTTCAGTTGAAGAAGCGGTTTACAACGCGCTAAATAAACTTACATCTACTAAAGAGTACAATTTGGAAACTCCCGGATCAAGTTCAGATAAAAAAGACCTGTCTTAACATGATCATTGAAATTATTACCCGGGTTTTCAATGTAAACTTTATAACAGGCTTCACGGAGCTTTGTTCTCTGAGCATCAGTAAGGTTTACGTTCCCTTTAGCTATAATAGATTTAAACAAATCATCTATCTGCTCTTCTGTAGGTACCTGATTGTTTTCCATATGCTTTCATTTATCGGTTTGGTAACTCAAATGTAAGCACTTCCCGGAAAAGAGCAAGAGCGGCTGGATCGAATCAGCTTCCGGGAACCACCCAAATTAACCACCATGAGAACCATGAAAAAAGTTTTAGGAATCCTGAGCCTCTTTATCTGCATGACACTGTTCTGTGTCGCCCCCGAGCAGCTATCCATCGCCGGAATCTGCTTACAGTTTCTCGGAATTCTCTTTTTCGGCTACACATCCTATCATCTGCTCTCCAATGAAGATCATCGATAACCAACCCTGCCTCGAATACAAGGAGCTGGTGCCGGAGATCATGTCTGAGTCTAACTTTAAATGGCATAAAGGACAAGGCAACATCCAAACGATCGGGCGTGGCGGCAACGGCAACAAGGTTTATATCGTCATCGACAGTCTGCCTCCAAAATACCGCTCAGAGGTGGAACGCCTGCTTGGATGCCCGAAGAAAGCCGCCCGGATGGCCACCATCAAAGAGGTATTCGAAGACGACCGCAACGCCGAGATCTTCTTTAAGGAGCACCGCACTTCGGATGGCACCGGCCTTGGAGACGAACTGATCGGTCAGCTCGCTCAATCCGCCTCGATGCTCAACACCATCAATCGCTTTGAAAAAGAGGGTCTCGTAAGGAAATACTTCGAGAGTAAGGCTGAGTTCTGGGCCGCGGTGGGCGCTTACATCGAAAAGAAAAAGATAAAGCTGCCGACATCCTATTGCAAGATGCTTCCCCGTCTTAAGGCATACAACGAAGGTGATGGCAAAAACTACGCCAGCCTTATCCACGGCAACTACGGCAATGACTACAGCGAAAAGGTGGACGATCTTATGCGCGGGTGGATCCTGGCAACCTATGCCTCGCCTGCCAACCCGATCCCCGATCTGAATTACCTGCTGGAGCTTTACAACCAGGAAGCCACCCGCAGAGATCGCAAGACCTTAAAGAGCATCTCCACCCTCTACCGGATCCTGACCACTCCCGAGAACGAGCGCCTGTGGATGGGGCCGCGCCAGGGATACCTCAAACTCAAGAACAAATACGGCTACAAGATCAAAACCGAAATGCCCACACTGCGCGACAGCCTATGGTACGGGGACGGCACCAAGCTGAACTTCTTTGACAAGGATGGCAAGCTCAAGGCCTCCTACACCGTGTACGAGATCATCGACGCCTATAGCGAGGCTTTTATCGGCTTTAATATTGCAAACAGCGAGAACTTCGAGAGTCAGTTCCTGGCCTTTAAGATGGCAATCAAGACCTCTACCTTCAAGCCCTTCGAGCTTCGTTATGACAACCAGGGAGGACACAAGAAGCTCATCAGTTCCAACTTCCTAAATAAGCTCGCCCGCCTTTCCATCGCTACCCGGCCTTACAGCCCAACAGGCAAATCCATCGAGAGTGTCTTTGGAAGGTTCCAGTCGCAGTTCATGGCCCGCCACTGGTTCTTTACCGGGCAGAACATCACCGCCCGCAAAGCCTCCAGTCGTGCCAACATGGAGTTTATCTTATCGAACGTACACAACCTGCCAACGATCGAGGAGATTGCTCAGGTATACATCGCTGACCGCCAAATGTGGAACCAGGCCCCGCATCCAAAGACCGGACTTCCCCGCATCGAGATGTACAACCAGAGTGTGAACTCGGGCGTGCAGAAAGTGAACATCTGGGACATGGTTGATCTGTTCTGGCTCACCACACCCAAGCCCATCACCTATCGCAGCGCCCTGAGTTTTACGATCTCTAAACGATGCTACGAGTTTGAAGTGCTCAAGGATGGCCTTCCGGATGCGGATTTCCGCCGTAAATACACTAACGAGCGTTTCTTTGTCAAGTACGACCCGGACGATTTATCCTTTGTGCTGCTTTACCAGGACTCTCCTAACGGTCTGCAGTTCATCACCCGGGCAGACGACCGCTTGCACATCCAACGCAACATCCAGGAGCAGAAGCCGGGCGAGCGCAAGACGATCCGCGCACTGAACGATTACCAGGTGGACGAAATTGAGACGGCCAAAAATAAGATCGAGAACTTGATGACATTGCATTGTACTTCAGCGGAAAGTTTTGGCCTTAACAGTGCCCGGGTACCGGGTACCAACAAGAAGAAACCATCCATCGGCCAGCTTTTAAAAGAAGAGAGCATGGAAGATTACCATGAAATGGTGGCCGAGTCAAACCCCGCAACCGACTCCGAAGACTGGATCAGTAAAATTTGATATAAACCGTTAAAACACACACATCATGTACACTTTAGAAGAAAAACAGAAAATTAAGTCGGCGTTCGACACCAAGTGCCAGCGCCAGCAGTTCACGCGCAACAAGGCGGCCACCTCGATGAACCTTAGCGCGGCTACCTTATCGCAGGTGTTCTCCGGATCATACCCGGCAGATGACACCAACATCTGGAAACAGATCATCCTGTGGTGCGACTACCACGAGACCCGTACCCTCAAACTGGTGGATACCCGTAACCACAAGCTCCTGGAGAAGTTCGTCAACGACGCCCGCCTCCATGCCACCACCTATGCCATCATGGGGGATGCCGGAAGCGGCAAGACCTTCTCACTCAAAAACCTCGCCGCGAGCCTTCCCCACGTATACCTGGTACAATGCCACGAGTACTGGAACATGAAGGACTACATGGGGGAGATCCTGCGCTCGATGGGCCGGGACAACAACGGGATGTCCATCACCGAGATGATCAACGGCATCACCGAGATCCTGCGCATGGAGAACGACACGGTGCTGATCATCGATGAGGCCGACAAGCTCAAGGATCCCCTGTTCATCTTCTTTATCACCCTCTACAACCGCCTGGAGGATCACACCGGACTGATCTTAACGGCCACCAACCACATCGAAAAGCGCATCATGAAGGGACTCAGACTTAACCGGCGCGGGTACCAGGAGATCTATTCGCGCTTTGGCCGCCGGTTCGTCGAGCTGAACATCCCCAACAAATACGACATCGTCATGATCTGCGATGCCAACGGAGTAACCGATCCGGCAGCCCAGGAAGAGATCGTCAAGAATTCAATGGGGGATCTTCGGCGTGTAAAGAAACTCATCCACCAGCACAACCTGCGTAACGCCTCCTGATGTATGAGTAATCCACGCGAGATCATCAACATCCGCCAGCTCCTGGAAAAACGCTACCAGAGCCTGGATTTAGGACCCTACAACGAGCTATTAGGCAAAGTGGAAGCCCGCTTCACCATGATGCTCTATGGACCATCAGGCAGCGGCAAGAGCGTTTTCGCCCTTCGCCTGGCCGATCACCTGGCCAAGACTTACGGTAAGGTGCTTTATAACTCCCACGAGGAGCGTGATAACCAGACCATCCAGCAGCGCTGCCTGGAGTGGAAGATCGACGCGCCGAAGCTCTACGTGGGCCGCGCCCTCTGTTTTGACCGCATGATGGACAAGATCGAGCGCAACAAGTACCGGGTGGTCTTTATCGACAGCCTCCAGTACATGGATTTCACCTACGAGCAGCTTAAGGAGATGCGCAGTCGTTTCTCCCGGCGCAAGATCGCCCTTATCATGATCTCCTTTGGCTCCTCCAGCGGCAACCCTGACCGAGCCAAGGATCATCTGCATGCCTCGGACGTTAAATGCTTCTTTAAAGGCGGCCACCTGCACATAATCAGCCGGTATCTGAATCACCCGGTCGACCATCAGCTTTTTATCATGAATAAATCCAATCAACAAACCCTCTTCTAATGAACACCGCAAACTTTATCCAGCGCAAACTCCTGAGCGAGATCAGCATCTGCAACCGCCTTAATCTCTCCC